CCGGACCGCACCAAGTGACATTTGTGCGTAGGCTTGCATGCTGTAGTTCTTATCCGGTCGTTCAGAAATTTTTGTTTCAATATTCTGACCGATAGATAGACCTACACCAGACTTGGCCCATGCCATCACTTGCTGTTCGCCAGAGGAATCGTCATTGAGTCGCTCTGTGTGAATAATATTGAACCCGAAAAATTTAGCAATCGTACCTTCCACCATTGGCTTGGTATCATTGTAGTCAAAACTAATAATCGGAGTTCCTGATTCAGAAAACAGGTCATCCATTTTATCCCCGCTGATGGCGAGATAAAGTTCTTCATCAGGATCAATGTCTGCTTCCCGTAAAATTTTCCGTGCAGTTCGTAGCTTTGCTATGGTCATACCGGCTGCGTTTATGTTCAACAAGGGTCGTTATTCCTTGTCCGGGATTATCCCAGCTTTATGTTTCCATAAAGACCAGACCATATCATCAACCCATTGGGTTGTTTTGCGCTTCCACCACACTCGCGGTGTACTCCCTCTCGGGATGGTCGTTGCACCTTCCCACCTTAGTGGGCTTGGCTCATGATTACCTTCGGTTTCCCGATAAGGCGTTCCATGAATTCACAAAATTTTTCGATACATGTCACCATGTAAAGGGGCCATTTCCAAAATAACCCATGTGCTATATGCTGCGCGGCGGGGAGAGCTACATCTGATGCGGCATCGGTCGAGGATACGCTGGTTGCGTTTCCCGTCATCGCGGCCAAAATCAAGTCATCTATAGTTCTACCCATTGCCCATACACCAGCCGTTAAGTATTCTGATTTCGGATCTGACAACATTTTGATCTGATCTGCTTTATCAACAAGATCAGCCCAGTTGTAATCTTCCATCACAACTTTACGCCTGGAGTGGGGTGTACTGATAAGTGGAGTGTCGGCATGCCGACTTGTCATCTTTTGCGCCGATGTACTCCCGAGACGATCAAAATGATCTGCCTTACCTACTACACCCTCATTCACACGCACAAAGTTTCGCAATCGCGAACCTTTCTGCTGGGCAAGGTGAATGAAATTAGAGCGATACTTGTTGACAAAAGCCTTGTTGACTTCAGTGCTCATTTCATTACCTCTCTTTATAATGAGGAATTAATAAAAGTAGAGAGGTTTCCGACCTTTCGGGCTCTCGGATACTATGGTTGGGCCCTTGCGGGGTATCCGGGTTTACTGCTATGCAACTAGCGGAGGATCCGTTACCGGGTCCGGAATTGCTATGCCGGGATCTTCGACTTCAAGGGGTTTGCGCTTTGCTACCTCGCATAACCCGTAAAAATCTTCGCTCCCGGCTGGTTGATCGTAGTATAAACAATAATCAAATTTCTTGCCCCGTAATCTTCCGAGGCGAAACGGATTTTCCTTTCTCGATAATACGATTCGTTTCTTGCCAAAATGTTTACATTCGCCGCATGTAATATTCTCTTCCATTAATCTTCCGGGTAAGCCATATCAAACAGGCGGTCCCGGTAGGCAATGGCTTCGTTATGTTTGGGATCGTTCTTGTCCCAGTACGCCTTATAATGTTTATGGCCCGGCTTGTTGAACAATTCAATTTCCTTGATTGCTGAATCGATGTCGAGAAAACTCGCATCATGCGATTCATCCAGCGGCCGTGCTTCCTGGTTTTTCACCCCCATGCGATAGAATGCCTTAATAAGTGCCGGATGGGAACCTCTCGGATCCTCTCCCATTAGCTTTTCAAGTTCCGGGCCGCCCATCTCTTTCATGGCCCGTTGTGCTATGGCCACGTTGCGGTCATATCCTTTCATGCCCCATTCTTTTTGGAGTGACGCTTCACCCCGGGCATACGCTTCATCCAGCGTTAATTTATTGTCAATCTGCGAATCGAGAGCATACTTGTTATAAAAATCAAGAATGGATCCCAGTTGTTTCTGCGTGATACCCTGTTCATGTGCCAGGTGCTTGAACGCCTTTTCCGCCGATTCATCGTAATTCATTCCTTCCGGCATATCCGGGCGCTGGTACTCATAACGATCGGCTGTTTCCGGGCGGCCCATCTTGCTATAAAAATCGTTGCGCTCTTCATCGGTGGAATCCTCCCCGGGTATCTTGACCGAGTTGCCCATCATCTTTGAAAGATGCACATGCCCCTTGGCGAGATCCCCCACCGACTGATACTTGTTCAATGTTTTTTCTTCCCGGTATTCTTCCGGGACATCATCCATCCAGGCGGCGGGCGGGGTTTCCTGTGTCAATTCTTCCGATTCGCTTGAGGTGTCGGTTACCGGCTCTTGCGTTTCAGTTCCCATAAATTATTCTCCTTTTGATTTTAATTGTTCGCCAAGTTTTACTGTTTCATTAATAAGTAAATAAACGAACCGGCAGCCTTCCTGGAAATAAGTTCCATAAGGATCACTCGCTACCACACTTGATTTGTCCTGGTACATCTCCTTTAAATCCTTCAGCACTTCCATCCCGGCCGGTGTATTGAAACAAAGAAAATAATTAACTGCTACTTTCTTGCGCTCCTTGTCATCCGGCTGGGGCGGCTTCCACTTCTTCGTTTGCTCCATTTGCCTCCTGTAATGCTTTAAGACCCGGACCGGCCTTGCCTATGCCCTCGGCCGCCAGCATCAAATCATTCGTTTGTTTTTGTTCCTGGGCTTGTTGGGCTTTTATATTGCGCATGTACATGATCTCTTCCTCGGACCGTAATGATTCCCCTGGCACTCCCAGGCGATCACCGAGGATCCGCAATGATTCCTCAAAATTAACCAGGTCAATAATGTCCGGAGAAAATTGTGCAGCCTGGCCCAGCATGCCGAACCATTGTGTAATGGCAGTCACATCCTGGAGCTTCTGCGCCTTGGCCAAACTGCCCACAAATTCCACATCGATTTCAGTCAAACCGTATAAAATTTCCGGGGGAGGCGGAAACAACCCGGTGCGGTAACCAATACCAAATGTGCGTAAGACCAGTGGCATGAGAACTTCGGATTCAAACCTGGAAACCGTAGGCCCCAGCATTCTCTGGAACTGGTCCCTGAGTTCAATCACCTCCTGGGCGGTCATGTTTGGTTTCTCCGGCATCACCAGCTGGTCAGCCATGAACATGGACCGGATACCGCGTTTGAGTTCATCCCCTTTCAGATTGGTGAGATCAAATCGACCTTCAAAGGGTAAAAATTTAATGCGTTCCGGTTCACGCGAATAGTTGATTGCTCCCGGGATCAGTTTGAAAGCCCCGACAATTCCCTGGTGAGGCGCAATCAGTGGCGGATCGACCGCCTTGTTGAGTGCCCGGAGTTCCAACTCGCGGATCTTGTTGAGGACCTTGATGTCCGCCATGGCCACATCGGCCGGGGATCTTCCCCAGAGCTCGCCGGATTCCTTGGCAAACCTTCCGATTGCATACGGGAATTCGTTGTATCCCGACTCGGCAACTTTTTCCTTGCCAGGCAAAAATATGTCAATTGCAGTCCAGGCTTTGATTTCTTTGCCGCGCCGTTTCTTGGAATAATATTCCTCGGCCGGTAACACCGCCCGGAGAAATTCATACTCTTCATCCGGCTTTTCGGTTGCAGCATCACGCACTACTTCCGGGAGATTCTTTTTACCAAACTCCTGGGCAGCTTGCCTGGCGCTCAACTTGTATTCGCAAAATAAAGTGTCCGGGATTCCGCGCCGGTCCTCGGCAAATACAAATTCACCAATCGGCATCGATTTATAGATCACACCGTTGAAATTCGGGGTGGTCATGTCATCTTCATCGATCATGATGCAGATGGTCCCGAATGAAGTATAGTCCAGGAATGCCTCCCCAATCACCGAATAAAAATTACTCTGGTGCATGGTAAAGAACATTTTCTCGACTACCGCATTGAACCAGGCCACAACCTGTGGATCCTCGTTGAGGGAAGCCATAGGATGCGCCTCGGGGATCTTGAGCTTGTACCAGATCACCGAGCTCGGGCAGAGGGAGTTCTGCATGGACAACGCCAGGAGTCTATTCGCTTCGGTGGCCGTAGAGTCAAATCTCTTGTTAGTAAACGGTTGCCCGTACTGAAATGTTGACGAATCGACTTTGCCTTTTCGTGGGCGAATATAATCCCGGACATCCCGAAAAAACGGCTCCCACTGGGTACGCCGCTGTTTCAGCTTGTCATATCTCTTGATTAAAGAAAGAATATCAGGCATCTAATCCCCCAGTAATTTTTTCTTGTATGCACCAGCCTCAGACGTATCGCCTAGCGGTCCGGTTATAATTGTTGAACCCCGACCCCTGCGCTTTCTTGCAAGAATACCTTTACGCTCTTCCAATTCTTCCGCTTCCCGAGCAATCGCCGGATCCGGAGGTGGAGGTGGCGGTGGAGGGGGAGGTGGAGGTGGGGGGGGAGGTGGTAAAACTGGAATCGGTGCCGGTGGCGGCGGACTCGGTACACTTGGTGATCCAAATAATGAACCCATTTGATTTACTCCTGGTTACTTGTCTTAAATTAAAGAATTTGTCATTAAATTGTCAATCTAAATCAATCAAAAATATCCGTTTTCCCTGTATTAAAAATGTCATACTCGTTCAGCGTTTGAGTCTGTTTCCTCGCCGTTTGCTCAAACCCGTCCAGGTAATACGCATTGGAACATTCCATCAACGCATCGACTCCGTGTGATGACCAATCATGTACCGGGGAAGAAAAGGTCCGGGTCTTGTCGTTGAATGCCTTGTGAAAATTTCTAAGCGCCGCGATCCCGGTCTTGCATCTTCCCTGGTCAAACCAGCATCGCCCCAAAAAGCGCCGGAGCGAATCGATCGATTCCATCTTGTCAATCTTTTTGCCAACTATAAAATCAATCCCGAGGTTCAGCGCCGTATCCCTTCTGGACCGGCCGGTCGAGAACTCGCGCACCTCAATATCATGGGGCGCATAATGCTTGCCGTATACATAAGGTTTCTGCCGGAGCGCCTGGATGTAATGCAGCAATCCCTCCCCCGAGTTCTCGTAATAATCAATCAATCGCGTTTCATTGCCGATATGCTGGGCGAACCAGATCGCATTGGAATCGGACACACCAAGATCCCAGTAGGTATCCACCGGGAGTTCCGGTTCATAAGCCACCTGGGTAATCCTCCCCTGTTCCAGGGCGGATTCCATTTCACTTGCAAAGTAAGCCCCCGGAAGCGCCGACTGGAAGCTGCAATAAAATTCCTGGGCCACCATTTCCCCGCTCATGCCGGAATCCTTTTCTTCCTGGACATCGGCATCGGAAATCAACCGTTTGCCAGCATGGTCGGTTGTATCATCCACCGTGAGAAATGACGCGAACCATTCATCGTTATTCAGGGCCATGTTGTACATTTCGTAGCCGTGATTCTCCCCCCATGGCGTGTAGGCAAAAATAGCCCACCCATCGTTCTCCCGGAGGATCGGGCGGATCGTATCCCAGACCGCCGGGCTCATTCTCGAATACTCGGAAAAGATCACACCGACCGGATTGGTCCCTCTAAGATAATCCATACCCTTGTCGGTGCCAACCACCTGGTAAATCGAATTCCCTTTTGCCCCCTTGACCTCGATCAGCATTTCCTGGTCATTCTTCCTGGCTATGATCTGTTTCGGGAAATGGTCCATAAATGCATTTCCTTCTTTACCTATTCCCTCATAGATTGCCTTTCTTCCCTGGCGGCCGGTTGGGAACAGGTGGTAATAACTTCCCGGCCTTTGGAGCATCTGGTCGATCATCACGTTTAAACTTGTTGTGTCCTTTCCGCACCTTCTGTGCCAGACCAGGACCAGGCGCTTTACCCCCAGTTCCATCGCCAGCCAGACCGACTTTTGATAAGAACGGGGCCGGTATAGGTGAGGTATCGATATCTGTGACATT